ATAATTATATAGGCAATATAATATATAATGAAGGTGTAATAACATTATTCAGCCCATTTACAGCAACTTCTGATGGGTCTAATTCATTTTTTAACTTTACTAAACAAGGTACAAATGGTAGTGTTCTTGTAGACTTCCTTAGCATATTTGGAGCTATACCCCCAAATTTAACTAAATATTACTCTTGGGGGTCGGGATTTACTAATCTATCTAAAGTAGATAGTGATAGTTTAGTTGATACTACTCCCTTACCTACAGCAGGAACAAATAAAACTTTTACCTATAATGGATCTACTACAGGAATATTAAGGTATATTATAAGAGGTCGTCTTAAAATAAGTACTATTAATGGACCCCAACCTACTGCTACTTTAGCTCTTAACGTGAAAACAGATATAGGTGGGGTTACTAGTCTTGCTGCTTCTTCTAATGGAGCTTTCCAATTTGTAGGAGTTGGAGAAGGAGATACATTTAGTTTTGATTATACATCTGATTATTTTGAGGTTCCCCCTTCTACTACAGTTTCTATAAACTTAGGAATTACCAACAAATCTCAAGGAACCGAAGTAGGAGTGCAAACCCCTTCATTTGAATATCCTTTTGATACTCTATTCGTTGAAGGAGAAGAAACATCACTTATAAATGCCCTTACAGGTTCCAATACTACTATGAGTTTTGAAAGTGCATTAAATATATACGAAACTCAATACAAATGTACTATAGAATCTGATGAGTTTAATTATTCATTAAACCCCTCCCTCCTTTCAGGGAGTGAAGTTTCTATCCTAACATCAGGAAGTGATACTTATGTAGACTTTGCAACAGGTTCCGAATTTACTCCCTTTGTAACTGTTGTAGGTTTATATAATGATAATAATGATTTGCTTGCAATAGGTAAATTATCACAACCTCTCCCAACTTCCCAAACTACAGATACTACAATATTAATAAATCTAGATAGATGAATTGGTTATACAATGAACAAGAAATTACAGACATATCACAATTTCCACAAAACACATTTGGGTTTGTCTATGAAGTAATTACCCCCGAGGGTAAAAAATATGTAGGTAAAAAAGTTCTTTACCACAATAGAAAACAAAAGCTTACTAAAAAAGAATTAGCACTCCACACGGGACGTGGGAGAAAACCAACCCATAAAATCATTCAAAAAGAAAGTGATTGGAAAAATTATTATGGATCTAATACACATCTCAAAAAACGCATTACAGAAGGAGAAGTTACGCTGAAAGATCTTAATAAACAAATTCTTGAAGTAGCTTTTAACAAAAAACACCTTACTTACCTCGAAACCAAATGGTTATTCCAGCTTGAAGTGTTAGAACAACCCGAAAAATATTATAATGATAACATACTTGGTAAGTTCTTTACCTCAGACTTTGATATTTAAATCTCCTATATTATATTCCATATTATGGTAAATCACTTACTAGTATCACTAGTTGATTCAGTATTAGGAAAAGGTAAACAAACCGCTAGGGGTAATTACGCTTATCACTGTCCTTTCTGTAAGCACCACAAACCCAAAATGGAGGTGAACTTTACAGAAAATAAAAAGGGACATAACCCTTGGCACTGTTGGGTCTGTAATACCAGAGGTAAAACAATCCCAAATCTATTTAAAAAGGTAGAGGCATATGATAAAATTGCCAAAGCCAAAGAATTAATACCCCAAGGTTCATTTGTTGAAGAGGTAGTAGTACATAATGATTTATCACTTCCTAAGGAATATATTCCGTTTATTGATCGTCCCAACAGCTTAATGGCTCGCCATGCTCTAGTATACCTTAGAAATAGAGGTGTTACGGATGATGATAGAATTAAATATCATATGGGGTATTGTGAAGAAGGTGAATATAAAAATATGATTATTATTCCTTCGTATGATGCTGAAGGTAACTTAAATTACTTTACAGCTCGTAGTTTTGAAAAGGAACCATTTAGAAAATATAAAAACCCATCGGTATCTCGTGATATTATTCCATTTGAAATGTTTATAAACTGGAGTAGCCCGTTGGTATTGTGCGAAGGACCATTTGATGCCATAGCCATCAAAAGAAATGCGATCCCGCTTTTAGGAAAAAATATTCAAAGTAATTTAATGAAGAAGATTGTTTCTTCTAAAGTTGAAAAAATATACATAGCACTTGATAGCGATGCTATTAAGTCATCTCTCAAATTTTGTGAAAGGTTTATGAATGAGGGTAAAGAGGTCCATTTATTAGAAATGGATGATAAAGACCCTAGTGAATTAGGATTCAAACGTTTCACCGAACTTATACAAAAGTCTACTCCACTAACATTATCCGGGCTTTTAGCTAAAAAATTAGCCCTATGACACAAATTAAAAAAGCATACGACAGAATATTAGAAATATCTGATGACGCAAAACAAATAACTTTACCTGATGGAAGATATTACCAACGAAATGGTGAATTTTACCCCTCAGTAACTTATGTCTTATCTTATTATCCTAAAGGTAAATTTTTTGAGGATTGGCTTAAGAAAGTAGGTTATTCTGCTGATTATATTGTTAAAAAAGCATCTGAAGAAGGAACACAGGTACATGAAATGATTGAGGCATACCTTAATGGAGAAGAAATGAATTATCTCCAACATGGTATTCCTATGTACCCCCCACACATTTGGCAAATGTTTATGAAATTTGTTGATTGGTGGGAAGAATATAAACCAACACTAATTGAAGCCGAGGTTCATTTATTTTCAGATGAATTAAAAGTAGCGGGCACTTGTGATTTAGTTTGTGAGATTAATGGTGAATTATGGGTCATAGATTTTAAAACATCTAATCACCTCCAAACAACTTATGATTTACAAGCAGCAATGTATGCTAAGTGTTTTGAGGAATGTTATGGTAAAAAAGTAGATCGTACTGGTATTTTATGGTTAAAATCATCTAAAAGAAAAGCTGCAAAAGGCAAAATGCAAGGTAAAGGATGGGAAATGTATGAATCACCTAGAACCATAGAAGAAAACCTAGATATTTACAGAGCAGTTCGTACTTTATTTGACTTAGAAAACCCAAATCACAAACCCGCTTTTACACAATTCAGAACCACAGCTAAGCGAGATTTGTGATATTTATAACAAATACTCTCTGTGAAATTATACGATATCCTTAAAGAAATTCAAGGTAAACCTAAAGCTATTATATTAGCGGGTGCACCTGGTGCCGGTAAATCCTTTATAATAGGGGATATTTTAAATAAATTTGACTTAGAAGTATTAAATGTAGATGATTTTTATACTAAAGAATTAACTAAACGAGGTGTTTCTTTAGATTTAAAAAGAGCAGATGCTGAGGCTAGAAGTCAACAAGCAAAAGCTATGGCATCTTCTAGAAAAGATTATGATGCTGCTTTAGACGCCACAATAGGGGCTAAAAAAAATATTGCGGTAGATGGAACTGGGGCTTCATCTAACTCAACTTTAAAATTAGCTAAAGAACTTAAAGAAGCTGGATATGATACTATGATGTTATATGTCTATACTTCTTTAGAACAATCGCTTGAACGTAATGAAAAAAGATTTGAAAAAAGTCAAGGTAAAGACCGTAGCCTCCCCCCAGCAATAGTATTTAAAACTTGGTCTGATGTTACTGGTAACTTTGACATTTATAGTAAGGCTTTTGGTAGCAATTTTATCTCAGTAGTAAACAGTGATACTCCTTTTACACAAAAAAGTGTAAAAGATATTATTACTAAGTACTTGGATCCATTTAAACCTACAAATACTAAACCAAAAACTGATGCCCAAAAGGCTAAATCGGCTGCTCGAAAAGAAAAATTAAATCAACAAGTAGCAGCTTTCTTAAAACAAGATCAAGTGCAAAAAGTTATAGATAAGTCGGTTACTAAACAGGAAGCACAGTCCGCAATTCAATCATTTTTAACAACATGAATCGCTTAACTGACGAATTAGTAAGAGGAATTTTAGGGGAAGAAATGGCCCCTCGTAAAGAAACTGTAGGAATATTTGCTGGAGGATTTAAACCTCCCACCATTGGACATTTCTCAGTGATGCAAAAAGCACTTGAAGATTACCCTGAAATGGATAGAGTGATTGTGTATGTGGGTAGTGGTGAAAGAGATTCAATCAACCAAAAAGAATCTATAGCTGTATGGAGAATATATCAAAAATATTTGCCTGCTAAAGTGGAAATTCAACCCTCTCCTGAAGGAAAACCCCCTGTAGGAAAAGTATACTCGTATGCTAAGAAAAATCCCGACAAAAATGTATACATGTTAGTGGGGTCAAGGGAAGGAAATGAAGGAGATGAAAAAGACTTTGCTGGAAAAGTTAGGAGACTAACATCTAAACCCGAAGAATATCCTAATCTAACAGCTAAAAAAATTGATACTGGGGATGGGATTAGTGGTACTAGAGCCCGTAAAACTATCTTAGACAAAAATAAAGAAGCATTTTTTACATACATCCCAGACATCCCAGAAAAAGAAGAAATTTGGAATATACTTTCTGAAGTTATGGGTATAACTGAAAACCAAAATATTGAACCTAATGATCAAGTATTAGCTCGTAAAGGGGCTTTTATTTACAATAAAGGTAAAAAACTTTATTTAAAAAGTAGACGTTTATTTGTAGTAAAAGATGAAGTTGAAGATCGTATTACATTAGAAGATCAAAAAGGACGTCAATTTTGGATTATGAAACATGAAATGGATAATAATTGGGCTAAATTTGACCCTATCCAAGTCCCATTACACGAGCGAATTGCATATGATGCCGAAACTAGAATGCAAACTCGCTTTCTGATGAAACAATTCCTTAAAAACTTAGGTAAAAAAGTTGAATCCGATACCGAAGGTGTTTTAGTAGGTAAAAAATATGAATTAGTATATGGGTTTTACCCTCAAAAGAGAGGGTTAGGATTTATGCCTTTTAAAGTAGAAGGAAATGCTGGCCCTAAAGATATTGTAATAACAATCAAATACAACCCAGAACTCCTTACTAAAGAATTATATAGTGAATTAAGTGCCGAAATTCGTAATTCTGTAAGACACGAATTAGAACATGTAGCTCAATACAGAGCTGAAAAAGGAGTTAGACCTGGAGAAGATGGGGTAGACCAAGATGACCTACCAGATGTAGAATACCTTACACTTGACTATGAAATCCCAGGCCATATCCAAGGGTTAAGAACCAAAGCTAAAGCTAAAAAAATTAGTTTACAACAAGCTATTGATGATTTATTTAATAGCTATGAGTATGATTTAACCCCCGAAGAAGAAGATTTTGTAAGAGAAACTTGGATGAATTGGTTAAAAACTAATATGCCTGGTGTTTCTTTAACTAAAATTAAAGAAGCCCTTGCTCATGAAATGAGTATGGAAGATTTTAATGATGTAGGAGAGGCATTACGTAATCCTAAAAAAGCAAAAGCAATTTATGGTTTGTTACTTCAAATGTTTCCTAAACAAAAAGAAGTAATTGATTACAATTATAAAAATGATGCTTTTGCTGAAATGAAAAGGTTTATACATGGAATTGACAAGTATAAAATTATAGGTCCTGTAACTGTACAACCTAAAGAAATGAAATTAGATCCTGAAGTTGAAGCTGAAAGGGAGAAAAAATTTCAACAATTTGTTAAAGGAGAAATAGATAAATATTTTAGAACCGACAAAACTGATCCTCGTAAAGTAGATGTTTCAAAATTTCCTCCAATTACAATGGATGAAGAAGGATTTGTAAGTGATGGTAATCATAGGGCTTTTATAGCTAAAAAACAAAATAAACCCTTAAAAGCTTATAAATATATAGCTGCTAAAAATGACCATCCTAA